CTCTTCTTCTAATTTATTTACTGACTCTTTCCATATATCATAATGTAAATACATTTCTCTTTGAAAACTGTGCATTTTATCTCTTAAAACATCATCCATAACTTTAGTCGAATCATACCAAGACAATGTAGAATATATAGTATCTAAATCTAAAGGGCACACTATTTTATTTAAACGCGGATGAAATTTGAAGGACCTTTTCAAAAAAGTAATATCCTTAAAAGACTCATATGCTTCAGAAACTATTCCTTTAGTTGATGTTGTACACGATAAACCAATACTATTAAAAAACTCTAACATAGTCAGTGCATTTAAATTCTCATCATTAACTAAACAAGCATTCAAAGTATCATCTCCATAAACTAAATCAATTATATCAGAAAAGAAACCTGAAACAGTCTTCTTCTTAGAAAAACGAAAATACCACATACCCTTATAGAATTTATTCACTAAACTATTATATATCGCAGTTAAAAAACTTCCACTAGGCATGGAATGATTAGTCATATATACATCATCATTAACACCTACAACGGTATAAATGAGACAATTCAATAAAAACTCAGCTACTACACGGTTTGGACCAATATACTTTCCCATAACTATCTCATTAACTCTGGTTTGAACTTGAGCTAACATACTACCATCCCAAAACTTAATATCATTAGCCCACGATTTATCTCTAGCTACTCCAATAGAATCATAAATTTTATCCCATTCTCTAAACGGATTAATGCCCACAGAAATTCCATGAAACTTCCTAGTACGCATTAAATTTTCAACGAACTTTCCAAAATACTTTTAGTTAAAACTTGTATGTGAATGCGTGCTATTCTAAAACTACGAGGAACACCATTTTTGGTAACTGATCTAAGTTCATCCTTTAACGACTCTACCCACATAATATCATCCAATGTTATGTTTCCTTTTTCTATATCTTCTTCCAACTTTGCTAACTCTTCCTTAAAAACTGGCGTAAAACATTTATTTTCAAAGTCAATATATACACTTTTTTCTTTCTGAGTTTTATAACCATTACTAGAGTCCTTGTTCAAACCTGCCAATAATTCATTACCTTTTACTATTTCTTCTTCTGGAATAACGTCAAATTGGTCTATTACACAATCTATAACTTTAGCGGCAAACTCAATTTCATTATCATTAACGTCTCCTATAGAACTAAATGATTTCTTAGCCACATCTTTTATCGTATGCTTTCCAAAAACTTGTAAATTAGCTGGCACGCGGCTAATAGGAAACGCCTCATATAAAGGAGAAGGTATAATTTTGGAAGAGGAAGGAGTACTCAAAAAGACTTTCTTATCAATTTTAATTCCACTAAAATTTGGTATATCTTTTTGGCTAATCTCTTCGGTTAACAAAAATTGATTGTCCTCCTTTAACGTGTTAGCTATTATATTAATTGTTTCGTTAGACCAAAACAACGCAGCTCCAACTCCTACTGCTGAGCTACCTGCTGAATGCATGCCCAAAACGCCATTATCTACATCAAATACTACACTACCACATGCTCCTGGACGTTGAAAATTATAAAAAACATCCTTTTCAGCGCACAATTGTCCTACAAAATCGGGAATTCCATTCTTATACTTAAATGTCCAACTATCTGTTGTTTTAAAACTTGTTGCTATACTATGAAGTGGGGTTATTTCGGTGTTAACTAAATATGTTTTTGCCATATTAACAACTCCTACCGGTTTTATTTTAAAATGTCTAGACAAATTTTTAAATGGTGTTGCCATATTTACAGTACTGCGTAATATAACTACATCATCGTCATTATTTCTATATACTACTTTATATTTACAATGATCATACAAAATATGATTTACTTCTTTATTTTTATATATAGTCGCATAAACTTCATTTCCCAAAACGGAATGAGAATTCAAAACTATACAATGTCCTGAAACTAAACCATGGGTCTCTATAGACGCATCGGGATTGTGAATGTCCATACAAAAAACTTGCTTTGCTAAATGATTTAACGATGGGTGTAAATCAACTTGTCCAACGAATAACCCTTTACGATCGTCACGTTTCTTGCAAGTATTACTGATACAACTGATACTATATAAGTAACTACAAAACATATTAAAATTTTAGGATCGTGAAAAGAAAAATTTAAATTTTTAACAGCTTCATAAGATGTTTTAGCCAACTTGCCGATATACTCATACATCCCATTAACAACTTCTCCTATATAAGACATAAATCCTGCTTGTGTTTTAGGATTTAGTTCTTCAATTTCAGTAAAAATAGGAACTATTTTAGGTGTTTGCTCTTTATGCAAAGTTTCAAGGTATGCATCGTAACGATTACAATCTATATCATCGCTATCACTATCTGAGATAGAACAATCACTGTCAGTAGAATAAACTCCCATGACAGAATTAAATAAAGAATCTCCATAATGAGTGGCGTCATGGTAGCGCTCTGCACGTCCCGATTGGCCTAAAAATCTTCTATATTTATCTATACTTTCCAAATTTGTTGACATATCATTCTCTGCTCGCTGTTTTTCTTTAACTACAGAAATTACTTTAACTATGTCAGCCATCCATGCTGATACCTTTATTAATTGGTCTTCATCACTGGCATTAAGGATAGCTGTAGCGCCTATTTTTAAACCAATTTCCTCTAAATAATTACTCACATCACTAGGAAAACCTATTGCAAAATTACTCATACCTGGATTGCTGGTCAAATTTATAGAACTAGTATTACCCGTAAAATGCATAAATTTTATAGCACCACTTAACCGCCCTCCAACTCGTTTACAATCAAAATAAAAAACATACGCTCTTCGCCATAAAGCTGTTATTTCGTCTATACAATCACTCTTAGATAAACCTGTTAAATTGATGAATTTGTTGGTGGTGACTAAAATTTTATCACTATTAAAAAACTTAGTGTCTTTCAATGATGCCTCAGCACAATCTAATGGTAATTTAACAGGAGAAACCATGTTAATAATAGTTCTCCACTGACTAATTCCTTGCTGACCAACATCATCCATAACAAAAACTGGTTCATTATTATATGAATCGTACCAGTCTTTACCATCCATTACGCTTTTAATATTGTGATAGTACACTGCTTCTCTTAAACTGGATACTACATTATTCATAAGTACTGATTTTAAAGTACCTGGTTTTCCCTCAAAAACAAAACAGCTTGGCTCTACTCTCAATGCGTTTTCATATGATGCAAAAATTTTCTCTATTCTTTTAATTCTGGCTCTACCTTCACTTAATGTGTTAGATCTTTTAACCCATTCTAAATACTGTGGACTATCTTCCAACTCCTTATTATAAGCACGGAAAGTTAAACGAAAACCTTGGTCTGTTGCTAAACGAGGTTGTGCGATTACTTGATCAGCCATAAGTAAAACTTTTTTAAATTTAAAATAAACTCCATAATCACGAAAAGAGTTAAAATACTCCGAAATGTCTTTTTTAAAATCATCACCAAGAGGTAATTTACTAATAACTATATCTATAAAATTAAGAATTGTGTTGAGCAACGAATATAACATACTTGGATCATCCAGAAATTTAACATTAGAAAAAACGTTTATTCTTTTTAACATTTCAAAAAT